TCTTTTACTCCATCCACGCACGATAATTCTGCGCACTCTGTAGCGTACGCATCTAGTAGTGATGTTTTGGACTTAAGTAAGCTAGTGGATGGTTTAGGCTCTTCTGGTTTAATATCTGGATGTGAATTATCTATAAGTCAATCCAATCCTGCCAAGTTCAATATGTCCTCTGGTGTCGGGGTTATTATTGATAATTGGACAAACCCAGCGACGCCTTCTAGAACAATAGTAAACATTCCCTCTCAAGAGAATATATCTCCTACCTATCTTGCCACAGACGCTACCTCCTATTTGTTTGTCGATAGCTTAGGGAATCTTGTATTCAATAACTATGGCTCAACGCCAGAGGACAGGCGAGAGTTGATCTTTGTTGGGTGGATAGATCACACAGACAATCTAAGTATCACAGGGGTTAAGGTGCAACCTTTTAGCACCACTGCTGCGGTTTCTCAGTTAAATGACTTCTTCCTTAGTTTTGGGCCTTTCAATATCTCTGGGAACGCATACTACGCTGCGGGAGGCCTACAAGTAGCAAGAAGCGCTGGAGAGACTTTTGACTCCAACGCAAACTACTCCGTTAACAAGCAAAGCCCACATATTCTCACAACAGATGTCGAGTCTCCATGTGGAATTTATTACTATTACCGTGATAATTCAGGTGGGTGGATAAACGACACAGAGATTTCATCTGTTGTAGATCCAAATCATTATGACAATAAGACAGGGATACTGGAGCCTGTTCCAAGCGGAAAGTGGACAATTCAAGTAATAGCGTTTTATGCCCAGACGCTTGCTACAGATGTTCAATATGGGCAAGTTGTATATGATACTTTCGCTTCCGCAAAATCGGCTCTACAAGATGCAGTAGATATCAATCCTTATAATAGCTACGACACGTTCCGTGGTTGGTTGATTGTTAAACAAGGCGCAACTGACTTGTCTGATGTCTCACAAGCCACGTTTGTAGCAGCTGGTAAGTTTGGCTTGGTGGATGTAGCCAGTGGAGGGGGAACCGGTGGGGAAATTAACACTGCTTCTAACATAGGTGCATCTGGTATCGGTATCTACCGACAAAAGATTGGTGTTGATCTCCAATTCAAGAATATATATGCCACTGGTGCTCTAGGTATTGATGAGAACCTGTCTAGTAATGTCATTACAATACATCACACAGACACAACATCTATCAGGCACGTTACTGATGCAGAAAAGGCGTTGTGGAACTCAAAACAAGCCGCTCTAGGTTTTACCCCGGTGCCTGACACAAGAACTATCTCTGGGAAGCCTTTAAACGGGGATATAACGCTTCTAAAAGGAGATGTGGGGCTAGGTAACGTAGACAACACAGCAGACGCCTCTAAGCCAATTTCAACGGCCACACAGGCAGCTTTAAACGGTAAAGAGCCATCTTTTACAAAGAACACCGCTTTTAATAAGAATTTTGGTTCTTCTGCTGGAACTGTTTGTGAGGGAAATGACTCTCGTCTGTCAGATCAGAGATCTCCAACCACACACTCTGCCTCCCATTCTTCAGGGGGAAGTGATGCTCTCAGCCACAATAACCTAGCAAATCTGAATGTTGGAGAATATAAGCACCTTACAGCAGCAGAATACTCTAGTAATGTTTATGAAGCTCCTGTTGATAACAAGCAGTACGCAAGAAAGAATAGTGCGTGGGTGGAGGTTTCTACAACAGCTGGTTCTGAACAGAACATGTTTATTCAGAATAGTCCCCCTGTGGTAACAGAAGGGTTGCCTTATTTGTGGGTACAAACTGGTATAGGCGGAGGTAGTATGACGTTTTGGGTAGAGGATGGACTATGACACTGAGAAATGCTTTTGAAGATCTTGCAGTAGAGTCTACGCAAGTAGAACAAAAAGTGCTTGAAGAGGGGTTACTCTATTATCTCGCTGCCATCTTGTCTAAGATGCCTAGAGTTGATACAAATGCGAGGATGGTTGTAAACCAAGAGACAGGATCAACAGTTATTAGTAGTGGAACTGTTACAACCGTTACAACTGTTGGCACAGTTTCTAACCAGACCAACATAGGCGGCAGGGATGCCTCTAATACTGCCTTTGCCCTTGCAAATATAGGCACAGCACACATTTATAACAACATACAGGTAACTTGATGCTATGGCAACAACCGTAAATCTAAGAAGGATGCTGCACCGGAAGGCAGCAGAATATTGCGCGCCGGCTTTGGCTGCAACAGGGGCTGGTGCTTTTATAGTTTCAGATAAGTCCAATTTAATCCCGTCACACGATATTGCATACTATATTGCAAGCGCATCCTCAATTTGGAATTATAACTCAGACACAGACGCATGGGTTCAGCTCCCAAATAGCGGGGCCACTGGTACATTTGCAGCAGGTGCTTGTGGAGAATTTAGAAGTGTCTCTGCTCCTGCAGGAGTGATCGATCTGACTCCATCTGGAACTGGAACAACATCAACTATACCCACATCTCTTACCATCACTCGGGATATGGTTGGGTGCAAGGTAAGAGTTCATGTCGGAACAAATGTTGGGTATGAAGGTACTGTTGTTAGTAACACCCTTGGTGCAAATGCTGTTATTACAGTGACTCCTGCAGCAACTTCTAATTTTGATAATACCACTCGCTATAGGATTTATGGCGGGAGTTTGTGGTTCATGAATGCTGGAACCACTGCTGTCGGTTTTTCTGTGTATGACAGAATGACTAATGCTTGGACAGCAAGGAGTGTTACTGGTTTGCCGGTTGCTTGGGGAACAGATGCCCAACTTGTGAGCACTTCTGGACTTGTCTCAAATGATGGTGCTGGTTTCTTCACTGGCACTGCTGTTAGTGCAACCGGAACCACAATCGAAACGGGTAAAACATTTCTAGCGAACCAGTGGAACAATTACCAAATTAGGATTACTGGTGGCGCAGGCATTGGACAAATCCGTGTAATAACTGGAACAACTGTTGGTGGGCAACTCACTACAGCAGCTTGGACAGTGACACCTACATCGTCTTCTACTTATGTTATTGAGGGGAATGACGATGTTTTCTATTTGCTAGGAAATGCCGCTGTTGCAATGTATAAGTATTCAATTAGCGGAAACACTTGGTCAACTTTGTCCCCAACGGCTGCACGAGCAGCAGCTCCCGGAGCTGGAATGACCGCTGACTGGATTGATGCTGTATCGTCAAGTGATTGGAACCCAACAGGGGCTTCCAAGCCTCATTATACAACACTCCTCGTGAAGCAAAACGGAAGGTATATCTTTAGCTTCCGTGGAGCTGCTGGTAATGTTCTAGACGTCTACGATATTGCAGCAAACACTTGGGTTAGTGGTGTTGCATATGGACAACAGATGGAGACTTTTTCTACTGGGTCTTGCTCGGTGGACATTCATGGAAAGATATATATCCAGAAGGATGCTACTGGACGAGTGTATACATTTGACGTTGCCAGACACGTGTTAGAGCCTTTTGTGTTGAATCCTGTACCTCAAGGGGCCGCTGTAGCGGGGGATAAAATGTTTATGACAACATATGAAGATGGGGGAACAGAAATAAACTATTTGTACACCCTTGGTAACACGCGTGCAGAACTTACTAGGTGGCTTGTTATATAGGGATCATATGCTTGCTGGGTATTATCCCATGGACACAGGAAGCAAATGGATCGTCTTAATGCAAGAATTCTTTAATAGGTGTTAAAACGGTGTAAAGAAACTATGAGTGATAAAGTAGCAACTTTTATTTCATACTGCTCCGCCACAGCATTAGCCATTGCTGGGTGGGGAGTGTATGAATGGACCCTTTTGTTTGGTGCAGCGCTCGGTGCTGCCACCTTCCTTTGGAATCGAAGACATAAACTCCGGCTTGAAAAACAGGACAAAGAGTTTAAGCAAGAAGCCTTGAAGATTATGCGGGAGAAACAGTCAGTAACGATTATAGACATTCCCGCACAAGATGAGTAATCCAACAGCCCTTCGGGGCTGTTTTATTTTGTCTACGATATTGATTCTATAAACTTAGTATGATATAATGAGGATTATTAGGAGGTCTTTAATGAACAACATACAGAAGTACCTAGCCCCTGCTGTTGCAGCTATGGGGATTACTTTGGGCCTCCTGCAGTTTGTTGAGAAAGAGGAGGGTTTTGGCCCAAAGAATTCACAAGGTTTGTATATGGCTTACGCTGATCCGGGGTATGGTTGGAAATTGCCAACTATCTGCTCAGGGCATACAAGAGGTGTAAAGCGTGGCGATACAGCTACAAAAGAGCAATGCAGAGCCTTTCTTAAAGAAGACCTTGAAGTAGCTTCCAAGGGTGTTGCCAAGTGTGTGAAAGTACCAATCACACAAGGGCAGTTTGATGCACTTACAAGCTTTAACTTCAACACTGGATCTGTGTGCATAGCTGAGCTTACTCGCAAATTGAATGCAGGGAAGTGCTACGAGGCGGCTAGAGAGTTTAATGCTTCACCTCGCGTAGATAAATATGGGAACTGGATTCTGCACAACGGAAAAGTTACATACAAGTGGACGACATCTAATGGAGTTCCGTTGCGAGGGCTTATGAAGCGTAGAACAGAAGAGCGGGAAATGTTTGAGAAAGGGTGCGGGGATGTTTAATATTCAAAACACACTAATCGCTATTGGAATAGCTCTCGCTGTAGGGTTATTTGGTGGTGTCTATACAGGATACCACTACACCAAGAACCATTACGTTGCGAAGATGGCTAAAGAGCGAGACATTGCACAACAAGAAGTAATTCAGTCACAACAGAAACTAATTGTACAGGAACGTAACAATGCACAACGAATCTCCACTCTTGAGCAGATCAAGCAAAACGCAGATAAAGCAACTGATGAGTTATATCTTCGCAACACTGATCTTGCTCGCAAGCTCGGTGGGCTGCGTATCGCAGGTGCCTGTAAAGCAACCACAGGAACTCCCTCTAGCGCCGCCAGCGAGCCTTCTGGTGAAGCCGGATACTGCCAGCTTTCAGAAGAAGCTACAGGAATGTTGCTTGCAGAAGCAAAGCGAGCAGACAGTCTTGCAGATTATTCAAAAGAGTGTTACGCCTACGCAAAAGAAATAGAAGAGCAAAGGAAGCGATTGAGCAATGAGTGAAGAACAAGAAGAAACAAAGAGTAAGAAGATGGAGCCTGCTAGTCGGATTACGTTTGCTAGGCCAAATGACTTGAAGAAGCTTCTTAAGCAATTGGAGAAGCTAACTCCTGACAGCATTGAGGCTCTTACACAAGTTTTGCAAGATCCTACTGCAGACCCTAAACTAAAGGTTGACGTAGCAAAGACTTTGATACAAACTCGCATCTCAGTAAGTCAAAGCATTTGTTCTGACCAGTTGGCTAGGTCCGTTGCCGAAGCAAGACTTGTCATGGCACAGCAACCTAAGCAGCTTAAGCAAGTAGAAGATGAAGAAGATGAACGTCCGAAGGCTCTCTTTGCACCGGGGGTAATCCTCGATGTTAATAAGGTGACAAATTTTTAAAATAAGTATTGACTTTCAAGATTTACGTGATAGAATGAGTTTGTGGTTGATGCAAGAGGCTTCCTCCTTTCACTCTTGCTATATAGGTGTTTGTCCTACCTAACAGGATGCTTGAAGCCTTCCACAAGAGGGCTGTCAAGAAAGCCCATTGCACAAGTGGAATTAACCACTTGATCTTCGGATGCCTTTGGCAAGGTGTAGTGTGGCTTTCTTGTGAGTAAAAGCGAAGACTGATTCGCAATTGGAGCGGTGCGGCGAAAGCTATGGCGTCCTTATGTAGCGTGGAGTAATAACCCGGTAGTCCCCACGAAAGCAGGAGATCAGTACCTGCTACTCACAACAAAAGCGTAAAGCCTTCTCCCGACGTTACGCGTATTCCACTTCTGAGCATTCGGGAGTGATTAGGTGTTGAAGCAAACACCCTCCCGGAGTGAGATGCTCTGGGGACGAATTCAAGATCCATCTTATTAGAGTGTTTATTCTAATTTGTTATGATTAGATGGATTATTAAGGTTTTTGCCTTGTTAGCTCAATTGGTAGAGCACTAGTCTTGTAAACTAGAGGTTGTGGATTCGATTTCTACACAAGGCACCAATAATGCGCGACTAGCCTAATTGGTAGTGGCAAGGGATTTAAGCTCCCTGAGTTCTCAGTTCGAATCTGAGGTTGCGTACCAAACAAACCGAGCGTTTGATGCTATGGCGTGTGCATCAGTAGACTGTAAATCTACTCCCTCTGGGTAAACACTCTTGGTTCGACTCCAAGACGCTCGACCATATTTCTAACAAGAATCCTGAGTACAGGACATTATTTCTCCTCCTAGTGTGCTGTATCGGGGCTCTCTGACATTCGTTGGAGAGCCCCTTATTTATTTGGGGGAAGGAAAATAATAATGAGTAAGAATGTTAAAGTAGTACGCATGGTCAATCATCAAGGAGCTATCAAGTTTCTCTTCTGCGAGGAAGATGAGGATGGCTATGTGGAACGAGTTTATCTCAATGATGGGCCAGAGTTGAAGGCACAGGATGTGCAAGGGTTGAAGAGTATTCTGGAAGGGATTGTTGAGGCGAGCAGGAAAGCAGTGGTTACTGTGAATAGCGCTAACAAGGGTTTGTTGGTGAAGGTTGATTTGGAGGGGTAATGGATTTTACAAAAAAGCAAGAGGAAGTTGGCTATATCAGGAAGGAACTATGAATAATACTAAAGTCTACGGCCCCGCCTCAACTGTCCAAAGGAGTTTTTTGGAGACAGAGGCATTTTTTACAATCTATGGTGGTGGTGCAGGTCAATAGGCCCGTTGTACGAGTGATTGTACAAATGAACTGTGTGAACTCAGGGGAAGCCCGCTTAGGCGGGTAATCCTGATCCAAGCCCGTAAGGGAAGGAGCAACGACCATCTCTTAGGAGAGTAGGCCCAAGTGGGCCGAAGCGCACAGCATCTCAATGAGATGATGATATGGTCTCAACTTCTATGGCAACATAGAGCAGCCAATAGGCGGGGTAAGCTTAACGAACTTACTCGAAGATATTTGTCAGGTAAGAGCCACCTAGCTCAAATGTTCTCCCTGAAGTACATTGATGACCCTCAATATCGTGCAGTTTACATACGACAAAATTCTAAACAGTTTACACAATCAGGAGGTCTTTGGGATACGGCTCACGACATGTTTGCAGATTTTGGTGCAAAATTTAATGAGTCGACACTCACCATTAAGTTACCCTCTGGGGCAATCATTCAGCATAAAACTTGTAATCACGATAGAGACTTGAAAAACTTTGACGGTAAATAAGACTGCCGCTCGTAGCAGGAATGTTACGATGATAACTGCGTTAATTTGGCGAAGCCCTTATGGGGTAACACCAAGCTAGGCGAAAGCCGAGTTGAGAGACTAGCCGAAAGGCGTAAGCATCAAGCGATGCTGAAACTCGCAGGTTCCAGAACGGAACAAGAAATAGTCCGACACTCCAAGTAATTGGAGAGTGCACTAGCGAAGCACACAACAACAAAGGGTCAATATAGTCTTGTCGTGTGGGATGAAGTTCAATGGCATTCCAAAAATCAAATCAGTTACTTGTTTTCCAGAGTCCGCTCTAAGGCAAAAGGTCCACATAAAGTTATCGCTACGTGTAACCCCCATCCAGACGCGGCTGTGAGACCTTTTGTAGAGTGGTATCTGGATCAGACTACTGGAATTCCAATCCCAGAGCGTTCTGGCACTATGCGTTACTTTGCAGAGTATCGCGGGGATTTTGTATTCGGTGGCTCTGAGGAAGAACTTCTTGAAAATTATCCCGGCGTTTCTCCGCAGACGTATGTGTTTATTGCCGCCAATATCTATTCAAATCCCGTCCTTATGGCGCGAGATGAGCAATACGTAAAACGTTTAGAGAACCTGAAACGCTCTGAAAGGGCTAGGCTCCTTGAAGGATCATGGTATGTTCGGGAAGAGGCAAGTAAGTATTTCAAAAGAGACAGCCTAGAGTTTGTAGATTATCCACCAACAGAGAAGGCAACAAGAGTGAGGTGTTGGGACTTTGGTTACACGCTACCAAGTGAGATGAATAGAGACCCTGATTACACTGCCTCTGTGCTTATGTCTCGCACTGCTGATGGTATTTACACAATTGAGCACGCAATGCGTTTCAGAAAGACGGCTGGAGATCATGCCAGAGAGGTTATTGAGCAAGCCAAGGCAGACGGGATAGATGAAGTACAGGTGTTTATTCCAAGAGAGTCCGGCCCCGGAAAGGCTTGGTCACACCAACTTGCCAGAGAGATTATAGAAGGTGGTGTTCCTGTTCGACTTATTACTGTTTCAGGACACTCTGGAAAACTCTCTCGCTTTAAGCCTTTTGCGAGTCTGGCGGAGAACGGGAATGTTAAAATAGTTCGAGGCACATGGAATGAGATGTTGCTGAACGAGGCCGAGGCATTTGACGGTCAACGGGGAGGGCATG